GGATGATCAAAACATAAATTACAAAACATTTCTCCAAATAGATAGGGACTTCTTCCGGACTTTTCCCAGCTTTACAGATCTACACATTGATGTTGAAGCTGCCGATCATGCCATCATTTCATGCAACACCCACCCTTCACTGTCGGAACTTGCTTCTGCTAGTGAAAGACTCATGACTCTCCTCCCCGATTTGAATGCTGTCAAAGTTCCAAGTTATTTGATGGGTAAATTGCCTCACACTTTTGTCCTCACTTGCTTTAACATGCCTTACGAAGAAGGATTCATCAGGCTTAGTTCGGGTAGGACACCTGACTTCATTTACACGAATGAAGAAGACCTGTTGGTGTCGCTGGAGATTAAGACAAGGAACTCAAATGTCGACAAAATGGAAGCAGAATTCGGACTCGCTTGCAGATTGTATGAAGATGAAGGCCTGTCAGATAACCAAGTGGTGATGGTCTGCAGAGATGGAGTCTTGACTCACAACATCAGGTTAACTCAGGAATTCAAACAAGTTCTGATGAAAGCACACAGAGTGGGGCTGCTCGTCAGAGACCACCTTTCTATCAAATATGCTATAGAATCCCAAATCAATCCTGAAAAATCAGTTTATGACATGCTGTCTTCATTCAAATTTGATGGGGTCTTCTCATTAGACATACACAGTGAGCTTCTGGTCACACCTGATAAAATGGATCAATGGTCCAATTCCAGGGTCAGGGGTCCTCTCAGGTGGGATTCCATTGACCTTGAGACCAAGGAGTTGCACCAATGGTACGGAAATCTGCCTGGGAAGATCAACACGTTTGAGTCTGCAATCCACACCCCCTTCTTCTTAGTCGCTGAAGATGTGAAATTCCCTGCGCCAAAATTCTATGATGAGTGTGACACTTATGCCGATCTTTGGATGTCCGCAATGACAAAATTCACTCCACACTCACACACATCGATGGAAGAACTGAGGAGTGTTCAGAAATTCAATGAATTCCAACACATAAAAAAGACTCAAAAAGACAGCCTGGAGTCCAGTGACTCAATTGAGTTTCAGATGACCAAAGATTTAGAGCTATTGCTGGCACAAAGAGGAGTCAGGGCCAAGCGATTTAAGGATGAATCACAAGTCAAAGAAGAAAAAATAAGAATGGAGAAAGAAGGCCTCTCACCAGCGACAGATCTCAGATGCATAGACAAATTCATGAATGAGCCGTGCACCTATTGGAACCCGAGAGAAAGCCCACTCACCAAAGATGACATGTTTTCATCAGATTTCCCGAAACAGAAAATTGATTTCTTATGGGGGAATGACATGATCCAGGCCTCCATTAATTTGGATGACATCTGTAGAGAATTGATTTATACCCAGGCAAGGAATCCAGCAACAAAGAACCAATTCTTCTTAAGGAAAATCCCAAATAAACCTATCTACGTCTTAATCAGAACCACAAAGAAGAACATGAACAGCCCGATTTTCTACAGTGTCCTTTACCGCGGAGCACCTATACAAGACAAAGTTTTTGAACAGAGTTTTCTAATCGAAGATGGATGGTACTTCACTAAATTCGTTAGTTTGGACTCAGACAGACTTTCCCACTTAACTTCTCTACCATCCCAGTTCATCAGCCTTTGGTCTCTTTTTGCTGAACAACTGTCAAACTCGGGCATTTGTCCAACATCAGTTGAAGAATTCCTCAAGCCTGAAGTTTATAAGACATTCAAGATGTCTGTGATGCTCATTCTGGAAGACAAGGAAGACACAAGCACAATGAATCAAGTTTTCAGATATTTCTACATGAAGAATATCTCCCTGAACTCTTCTGAAAAGGCGCGTCATGTGATGTCCAAGCTTCCGGAGGTCATTAGGAGCCCTCTTTGTTTATTCCTGGCAAAAGGGTTTTTAGAGCTTCCCGAGCGTTTCGTAAGGATTGATGAACCTGGTGAGGACAGGATAAATGATTCTCTTCAAGTCAAAATGATGACTCCTTTCGGATTCATGGCAGACACTGCTGAGAAGTTCCTCCTTGCCTCTTACATGTGCATGCTGCATAATAAGGATGAAGGAGAAGATTACTCGGGTTCGGTCAAGTGCATGACAAAAATGGCAAAGATGGAATACATATTGAGAGACAAATTGGATGAAGGCCCGCTAGAGTCAGATGACCCTAAATCTTTCTATGAATTCGACCCAGGGTACATCATCATGGGTGCGAAGATGTGCAAAGAAGAAATGGCAAAGAAGGACCAGATCGCTCAAGAGACAGATTTTCCCATGGGTTGCCTGCATGGTCTAACTCATCTCAAAACAATAGACTTCGCAACTACCAAGTCGAGTACAATCTCAATTCACAAGTCAGATATTAGAGGTCAAGAGCCCGACATGTATCCAAAAATCATGGCCAGACGACAGAAGTGTTTCCTGAGTGTCTGGGAACTCATAAACACTGCCTTGATCCACATGCTTGCAGTCAACAACATCCTTATTCTCTGGACCCTGATCACTGCCATAGGATATCTGGTTGTGACTATATTCAAAAAGAATCAAATTGGTGGCACTAGAGAAATTTCGATCTTAAGCATGATAGGTCGAATGATGGTGGCCATAATGGAATCAGTGACGAGAGGTCTTTGTGACATGATGGAGCAAGAATGCTTAACCAAACCTGAGATGAAGAAGAAGTTTGTTAGGAAGCACTTCAGAGATGTTCACAAAAGCAGATCAGAAGGCTCGAACTCCATCACGATTAAAATGTCCTCAGACATGACAACTTGGTGTCAGTGCTTTGTGATGCCAATGTTTGCATGCATGATGTCAGTTTTTCTCCCCAAACCACTATGGGGATTCGCCTCCAATGTTTTCAACCTGATGAGCAAAAAGAAAGTAGAGCTCCCTCCTTCGATGGCCAAAGGATTCACAAGGAGTCCAGACATATCAACTGATGCAGAACTGAGATACCCCGAGACATCCAGATTAAAAAAGGAATTCCTTGGTAAGGAAAAGATCAGGATAGTCGAAGGCGGTGGAATACCTGTGGTGAACCTGTGGGGGAACATGCTTCAGGGTATCTTGCATTACACCAGCAGCCTGTACCACTTGTGTTTACTGATGGTCTACAAAAAGACATTGGAATCTCATGCAGCATCACTCGGCATGTCCATTCATGTTAGCTTTCAGGCATCATCAGATGATGAAGGAGTGATGGTGACCCTTTGGTCTTACACCAGTGATTTTAAGATGAAAGCGAAAATTTTCCTGAATGACATGAAGTGCATCAAACAAGCTGTCGATAGGAAATTCGGAGTCAAGACCTCATGGGAAAAAACCACAATTGCAGTTGAAGATGTTTATGAATTCAATTGTCTGTGGTATTTTGGAAACACGACGGTCAGCCCACTAATCAAGCTAGTTGCGACCGTATGCAATGACACGCCTGAGGAAAGCATTAGCAAAAGAGTCTCAAACTTGCTTTCTCAGAATTTTGCTCTCAGAGAATCAGGCGCCAAGGGGTCCTTGTGCTCCATTATCTCAGGAGCACAGGTCATTGCATTGCAGAGGAACCTGGGCAGAGGCACAATGACCTGGTGGGATGCCAAGTGTGAGAATCTTTATAGAACTGGCTTGACAGCTGTCGGCGGATTGAAGGCTTTTTCTCCCATAGAAGCGGGACTCGTTGACACCATGTTGTTGAATTATGATGTCTTGAGGAAAAATCCAGAACCCAACAAAAACTCTAGCTTGGCCATGAAACTCCAACTGTATTCTTCTTTGAAAGAGGACGACATCCCCAATCTTAAAACATTCTTTAGGATGTGGCCGACTGACAAATTTGACTCTGCACTTGAGAGAGTTGGTCTGGAAAAGAGTACTGAGTTGACACAAGAAGATTTGCTGCTGTTTTTGCTAGGGCCTGAAGATGTTGAACAATGTAAGAAATTGATGAGGCACACACACACAAAAAAGAGCATATCGAGAAGTTTCATTTGGCTGAACAAATCAGACATGACAAGATTGACTCCCATTGCATATTGGTCCGGATGCCTATTTGGTGAAAATGATGAAAAGAGGAAGAGTCTTTTCGAAATTTATGATGAGATAGAAGAGCAAACCTTTGATCTGAGGCTGTTCACAGATCACGAGTATTATGAGGTCGCATTAGACAGAATCAGAAGAGATGCAATGCCAATCAAATCTCATCATAGACTCACGGGGCCTAAGAGATTGCTGACATACAGACCGACAACTCATGATTTTGAGAATGCAAAGAAAATCATAGCATCTGAGTGGTTCGGAATTCACAAGGGCATGAGCAGGAACCAGGGACATTCTGAGTTCCTCCGGCTGAAAACTAAGATTCACTGGCTGAAAGACACAGTCGAGGAAACCTTGGAAGCCAGTGGATTAGACCTAATCAGCACCCTGTCCCTCATTGAATCTCTGAAAGACTCAGGTGCGCAAAGGAAACTTTTGGCTTCCAACACACCCAACGATACGAGAGTTTTTTCGGAGTTCCCCAGGTGCAATTCCTTCAAGACATATGATTTGTCTGACTCACTCACGATAGTGGATCGGGGAGATAGGACAGAGATCCTGAAGCTGGCAAGACTCGTGGATAGGTTGAGACCCTTGGGACCTGCCCTGATACATTACAACGAGAGTCACATTGTCTTGAAAGCAATGGAAGACATGATAAAAAAGGCAGATCTTCGTAGACACAACTGGGCCGATGGAGATGGGTTATTCAATAGGATGAGATTTATTAGAGATGCCCTGAGAGGTGATCTCACCACTGACGAGATTTTGGAAGGTGTCAGGCAAATTGAAGACACAATAATTTGGACTGTCCCACAGAAATCAGAGACAACAACAGAGAGGTGGCTGGACAAAGCAGAATGGAAGGGAGAGGGAATAGGTTATGAGTTCTCTAGAGAATCCGGCTGGACGAAATTGGTCGCAACAAATGACAAGATAAAGAAATATTCGGAGCTCCCAGGAGAGAGAGAAGTGAATTGGTCTGTGCCACAGACATCAATTAGAGGAGACCTGTGGAATTTTATTGAAGGGTCAAAGATTGGCTTGTACTATTCAAGCAACTCCATAAAGTTGGCTTTCCAAAAGAATGGGGTGTGGATGCATGGGATAAGATTAAAAGGCCAAAGGAGCGACACATATATTGGGTCAGGAACCACACAGCTGGACAAATGGCTCAGAGTAGAACAAGTTTCACTCCATCAGCTATCTATCAATTCTTTAAGACCATCCAGTCTTGTCTCAAGTGTCTCTAGAGCTATCTTGAGAACAGTCATGAGGCAATTAAGAAATGTCGCAGAGACGGTCAATAACGAAGGCCTCACTAGCATGAGTTACGAAGGTGCATTTGAAGAGGATCTAGAAAATATCATGATAGAAATGATGGGAAGCATGGGAGATGACCTCGATGACATCGAAGATGAATTATTTGGTGAGAGCTTGCTGGATGACATTGACCAACTAACTTTTGATGAGGTCAGGAGATCACACAGGCCCGAATTAGAGCTCACGATTGATTACAGCATGACGTGCTTGAAATCTGAGATTTTGACAAGCCTCCACATCAATTTTGCAATGGATCGCGACAATTCCATCCTATTCCAGGACATAAAAAGGAGAAGGGAACCGCTTTACGAACATGAAGAGAAGGATGGATTGCTATAAGTAACAAGAGGGTTCAATGAGTGTAGAGTATTTGTAAAATTATTT